CGGTAAAATTATTATACCTAGCTATGATGCTGACGGACAATTAAATTATTTTGTATCTAGAGCTTTTTATAAACATGATACTCAAAAACATAAAAATCCACAAGTTTCAAAAGATATAATTGGTTTTGAAATGTTAATTAATTGGAACGAACCTATAATATTATGTGAAGGGTCATTTGATGCAATTACTATAAAACGTAATGCTATCCCATTATTTGGAAAAATAATACAACCAATGTTGCAAAAGAAAATTATTGAAGAGCGTGTTAAAGATGTATACATTTGCCTAGACAACGACGCAATAAGAAATGCATTAAATATTGCAGAACGATTTATGGCAGAAGGATTAAATGTACATTTTATCGAATTAAAAGACAAAGATCCTAATGAATTAGGATATAAACATATTACAAAACAAATACAAGACACTTATAAATTTTCATTTGAAAGATTAATGGAATTAAGAATGAATCTATTATGGAAATAAAAAAACTAAATACTACAATAACACATATTGATAAAATATTTCATATTTCAGATATACATATCCGAACATTAAAACGACATAAAGAATATACAGAAGTTTTTGAAAATTTATTTCTATATTTAGCACAACATGCAACAAGAAATAGTATATGCGTAGTAACCGGTGATATAGTACATTCTAAATTAGATATGTCTCCTGAGCTGATAAATATGCTTACTAAATTTTTTAATGGATTTGAAATACCTACAATTGTAATGTTAGGAAATCATGATATGAATTTAAATAATTTGTATCGTATGGATGCTTTATCTCCAATATTAGATGTAATACAAAACTCAAATATTCATTTTATAAAAGATAATGGATTATTTGAAATGGCTGGTGTTGTATTTAATCATATGGCAGTAGATGTTGCACCTAAAAATTATATTAAAGCATCAGAATATAAAGCTGCATATAAAATTGCATTACATCATGGGGCTGTACATAATGCTAAAACCGACATTGGATTTAAAATATCCAATGAACATGTTACTACTGATTTGTTCGAAGGACATGATTTAACATTACTAGGCGATATACACAAACCTGCACAGTTCTTAAACACTCAAAAAACTATTGGATATCCTGGATCATTAATTCAACAAAATCATGGAGAAGTTCTTGATCATGGTATATTAGTATGGGATCTGCCAGATCGTACATCAAAATTTGTTGAAATACAAAATGACTATGGATATGTTACTTTTGAAGTAGAAAAAAACAAAATTAAAAAATCTCCACATAGAATACCTATAAAACCTAGAGTTAGAATTAAATTTACTGATACAGATGCATCTGACATTAAAAAACTTATTGCAACTATACGTAAAAAATATAAAGTTCAAGATATATCAATACAACGTACTGCAAATCATATTGAAAGTAACAAAAATGGATCTATTGCAATAGGTAACGTACGGGATGTAGAGCATCAAAATAATTTAATAACAAATTTTATAAATGAAAATTATCCAGACTCCAATAAAAAAGAATTAGATGCAATTAGACATATTAATAGAACAATAAATTCTAAACTACCTGTTTTAGAATCAGTTAGAAACGTAACATGGTATCCGGTATCGTTTGAATTTGATAATATGTTTTCATATGGAGAAAAAAATAAAGTAGATTTTTCTAAATTATCTGATGTTATAGGATTATTTGCAGCAAATGCATCTGGTAAATCATCTTTTCTAGATGCTATAATATATACAATATTTGATAAATGTAGTAAAACAAGTAAATCAAAAGAAGTTTTAAATAATAAAAAGTCTGGATTTAAAGGTATTTTTAAATTTAAATTAAATGATAAATTATATACAATTGAAAGAGAAGGAGTAACATTAAAACATGGTCATGTTAAAGTTAATGTTAATTTTTATAATGAAGATGAAAATTTAAATGGAGAAGAAAGAAGTGATACAAATAAAAGTATACGAAGATATTTAGGAACATATGATGATTTTATTTTAACAGCATTTTCATTACAAGCTGATAATAATAATTTTATAGAAAAATCACAAAGAGAAAGAAAAGATTTATTATCACAATTTCTAGACACTACTGTATTTGAACAACTATATCATTTAGCATCAGAAGATATAAAAGAAACAGCTGGTAAACTAAAAGAATATAAAAAAATAGACTTTGGTTCTATTATAAAAGAGTCTGATGATATTATTATTGAAAATCAAGATACTATAATCGAATTAGAAAAAAATGATAATGATTTACAAAATTCTAGAAATGATATACAAAACAAAATTGTTGAATTAATTGAATCAAAACAACCAATGTCATATGACGGTCCAGATATTTCTGATTTAGAAAAAACAGAAAACCAGTTAATTGATACTATAGAAAATATAGAAATACAAATAGAAGAATTAGAAAATAAAATTAATTTATTAAATGATGAATCAATTGAATCAATATCAATTAACCAATTCAATTTGCAAAAAAATAAAAAAGAAATATTAAATAAAGATATAAAAATTGTAACAAAAGAACTTACTCAATTGGAACAATTAATTAAAATACAACAACAAAAAATAGATCATTTATTAACGCATGAATATGATCATACTTGCAAATATTGTACTTCTAATATTTTTGTTAAAGAAGCTGAAGAAGCAAAAATAGAATTACCAAAAAATAAAAAATTAGCAGATATTGCATTTACAAAACAATTTGAATTACAAACAAATCGTGATATAATTCAAGATATAATTGTAAAATATCAAGAACATATAGACTTATCTAATAAATTAGAAAAATTTGAATTACAATTACAAGTATTAGAAAGTGATTTACAAACAAAAGAATCTGAATTAGAAACAACTAATGAACGTCAAGAATTATTTAAAAAGAATGAAACTGCTATTATTCATAATAAATCAATAGATGAAAAAATTAGAAATAAAAAGAAACTAATAACTGACATTGTAGATACTTTGAAAAATATTACTAATAAAGTTAAATCAAATCATGGAGAAATAGAAGTTGCAAAAACTAAAAAGAAAACTGCATTAGAACAATTAGAAACATATAAACAGTTAGAAACTGAATATAAAGCATATGAATATTATTTACAGTCTGTAAAAAGAGATGGCGTTCCATATGAATTAATTAAAAAAGCTTTACCTAAAATAGAAACAGAAATAAATAACGTACTAGATCAAGTTGTAGATTTTAATATGGTATTAAATACAGATGGTAAAAATATTAATGGATATATTATATACGATGAAGATAATTTTTGGCCATTAGAATTAACTTCTGGAATGGAACGATTTATGAGTTCATTAGCAATTAGAGTAGCTTTAATTAATGTTTCTGCGTTACCTAGACCTAATTTTATTGCAATAGACGAAGGATGGGGAAGTTTAGATAGAGAACATATATCATCAGTAACAAATTTATTTGAATATTTTAGAACTAAATTTGACTTTTCAATTATTATATCACATGTAGAATCTATGCGAGATATGGTAGATAATTTAATAGAAGTAAATAAAATAGATAATTTTAGCCAGATTATACATACGTAATATTTATTAAAAAGAAGAAGTATGTTCAGATGGCAAAAAAACGAATACTAAACAATCCGGATTTAAGTAATAGAAATATATTTTTTAATGACACTTCTAATACCTCTCCTGACGTATTTAGAATAACACAATTTCCTAGCACATTAACAGCAGGTAAAAATATAATTAAGTTACAAGGTAACCCTTCAAATTTAAATGTAGGATCTGTTTTAGAAATATCTATTATAGATTCAAATAATGATCCAATATATAATGAAATAATAAATTATTTAGAAGATGATGGTTCTAGAGTAATTGTAATTTATATATATCCAGATACTCCAGAAGGCGATGCTATAGTAATATTAGGTACTGAATTAGCTAGACTAAATAATCAAGATGTGCCAAGTAAATTTCTTGGACAAATTAATACAGTTTGGTCAAAAACAGTTTCAGTTTCTCCATCATCTGTTAATAATGAAGAGATTATATTTACAAAAGATCCAAATATTATAATAGAAGAACAGATTGGGGTACAATTAGATAGATCATATACAGGAGGCTCTCAAGTAGCTACATATAATACTGGCACTGTAAGATATATTAATAGAAATAATAATTCAAAATTATTATTAACTGGAGGTAAATTTAATTCAGATATGAATGGTGGAACCTTAACAGTTACATCTCCAGTTAATCCTCTTCCGATACCAAACGTAATTCCAACAACAACTCCTATATATACTTCTAAGATTACAAAAGTTTTAAATGATACAACATTAACATTAGAGTCACCATATATATTTCTAACTAGTCAAAGTTTATCACAACAAGTATATAATAATTTTGATGATTCTACATTTTCAATTGAATATAATGTTACTCCTAATTATACAGTAACACAAAATTCACAATCTTTTGCACTAATGCAAGTTAAAAATCTAGATCCAGATACTGGAGATGTTAGTCGTTTAAAATTATATGGAAAAAATGATGGATCATTTGGTGATTATGAATTATTAAATGATATTGATTTAACTCCTACTGAAATTTTTGTTGATGCAACTGGCTCAGTATTGCCAGACGTATCAGTTGGATTTCTTACATCTCAAAGTATTATTGATACATATTGGGAAAGTAAAACTTTTTTAAATAATATAGAAACAACCGGCCCTTTATTGGTTTGGTCTACTAGTTCATTAATGGACGCAGTAATTATTAGTAGTTCAGATGATATATCTAGATTTAATGACGTACATGTTTTTAAAACTAAAGACTTCTTACAAGGAGTATTTGTAGAAAATTCTGAATATAAGATTTCATTTGACGCAATAGGAACACAATTAATTCCAGGTCAAGATTCTAAAATATCAATATATTTATCTGGTTCTTCATTTAATTATGATGGTACTGACATACTTAATCTAGAATTACCAATTAAATTAGGTAAAAAAATTGGAGAAGTTAAAACTACTGCAACTAATAAACGGTATGACGATATAAACTTTTCATTCTTAGCAGATCAAAATGGATTAGCATCATTATTATTTGTTATAGAAAATGGTCAATGGCAACTATCAAATATACAAACATTATCAGATTCAGAATTTGGGTTCACAGAAAATTATACTAGATTAAGAACATTAATTCCAGTTGAACATAAAAGTGATAATCAAATAAATTTTAAATTAGAATATTATAATGCAGCTGGAGATAAAAGTAAAAATATAAGTTTTGTTAATTATAAATCATTTACAGGTGGAAATAGATATATAGACGGAGGCTTTTCTTTATTAACTGGATCATTATTTGTTGCTAATACATTAGATTCTGGAATAGATATATCTGGATTAAAAGATACTGGATTTATACGATCATTACCATATTCTGGATTTAATCAAGCAACAAGCTCTACGGGAGCAGCTGGATTCTTAATTTATTCTGGTTCAGCATTACCAAATCAATCAGAAACTTCATATGGCGGAGTTGGATTAGAATTAGTTGCTGATGAAAATAATTATTTTAGATTTAGAACTAGTGGATCAGATGGAAAAAGTGAATTAGATATTCGAACTGAAACAATTGTAATGAGTGGTAGTTCAGTTTCAATAAATACTCCAACATTCTTTTTTGGAGAAGCTTCTTCTCAATTTATAAGTGGAGCTAACGGCCAAATGGAAATATCTTCATCTGGATATCATATACAACCTAGTGGAGATATAACGGCATCTAGAATATTAATTGAAGGCGGAACAATTACTGATAATGTAACTATACAAGGATCAGTATCAGCTAATAGCATATTAACTCCAGCAACTATCGGAGGATCTCCGTCAACTGCAGCAAATGCATCATCATCTATATCAGATCAAGGATTAGCTATATTTAAATCTGCATCTATAGGAGGGTTTGTAGTTAATACAGAAGAAATTAGATCTGCAGATCAGGAACTTCGATTAAAGTCTGGAGGACAAATAACAGCATCAAGAGTTTTATTAGAAGGTGGTACTATAACAGACGGAGTTACTATACTAGGGTCTGTAACTGCAAATAGTATTCGAACTCCAGCAACAATTGATGGATCTCCATCTACTGACTCAAATGCATCATCATCTATATCTGCAACTGGATTAGCAACATTTAAATCCGCATCCATAGCTGGATTCGTTGTTAATGAAAACGAAATTAGATCAGCTGATAGTAGTTTAAGATTAAAAGCAACTGGTCAAGTTACTGCATCAACATTACAATTAATTGATGGCAATTTTGATGGACAATCAGTAGGAAAAATTTCTGGTAGTGCATTAGTAATGGAAGTACCAACATTCTTTTTTGGATCAACTGCACAATTTGTATCTGGATCAGATGGAAATATTGAAATTTCTTCTTCTAATTTTCATTTATCATCTTCTGGCGATGTTAAACTGTCTGGTAATGTAACAGCAACTTCTGGAGATATTGGTGGATTTGAAATTAATAATAATAGTATATCTTCTACTAATAATAATTTAATATTATCTTCATCTGGTCAAATTACTGGTTCTACCGTTTTATTTACTGGTGGAGATATTGCTGGATTCAATATTAATACAGTTGGTATTAAATCTTCAAATAGTAATTTAATATTATCAGCTTCAGGACAGATAACAGCTTCAAATGCACAAATAACTGGAGATATTACCGCAAATACAATTACAGCAAATACTGCCGGCACCATTGCAAACTTCAATATAGACTCAGTTGGTATTAAATCAGCAAATAGTAAATTAATTCTTTCTGCATCTGGCCAAATAACTGGTTCGAATTTTTTAATGGCAGGTGGACGTATAACAGATTCTGTTACGATTGAAGGCACTGTCTCTGCAAATAGTATATTAGTTCCAGCTGATCTAGATGCTACAGAAGCTTCTGCATCTATATCTTCAGAAGGATTAGCTATATTTAGATCAGCATCTATTGCCGGATTTAATATAAATCCTATAGCAATTGCTAGTGCAGATAAAAGTTTAATTCTTTCTGCATCTGGACAAATTACTGCATCAGATGCAAAAATAACTGGAGATATTATAGCAAATACTATTACAGCTAATACAGCTGGTACTATTGCTAGTTTTAATATTGACTCGGTTGGAATAAAAAGTTCTAATAGCAACTTAATATTATCAGCTTCTGGAAATATGACTGCGTCAAATGCTAAAATAACTGGTGACATTACTGCAAATACAATTACTGCAAATACAGCTGGAACAATAGCAGGATTTACTATTAACTCGGTTGGTATTAAATCTTCTAATAGTAAATTAATTATGAGCGCTTCGGGGCAAATAACTGGATCTAACGTATTATTAGATGGCGGGGAAATAGGTGGGTTCACCTTGTCTGCAGATGAGGTTAAATCTTCTAATAATAATCTAAGATTAAAAGACTCTGGTCAGATAACTGGTAGTGATGTCTTATTCGATGGAGGAGAAATAGCTGGGTTTGACATTAATACAGTTGGTATTAAATCTTCAAATAGTAAATTAATATTATCTGCATCTGGAAATATAACGGCATCTAATGCAAAAATCACCGGTGATATTGTAGCAAATACAATTACAGCAAATACTGCAGGTACTATAGCTGGGTTTAATATAAATTCAGTTGGTATTAAATCATCAAATAGTAATTTAATATTATCTGCATCAGGTAATATGACTGCGTCAAACGCTCAAATTACTGGAAAAATTGTAGCAGAAGAAGGTACTATAGGGGGATTCAATATTGGAGATGACTTAGACTCATCTGCAGGAACTCTTAAATTAAAAGGAGCATCTGGCCAGATAACTGCGTCAGCAGCACAGATAACTGGTAAAATTGTAGCTGAAGAAGGCACAATTGGTGGCTTTAATATTGGATCAGACTTAGACTCATCAGCTGGTACTCTTAAATTAAAAGGCGAATCAGGCCAAATAACAGCATCCGCAGCTCAAATAACTGGTAAAATAACGGCTCAAGAAGGTACTATAGGAGGATTCAATATTGGAACGAATCTAGAATCATCTGGTGGCACGTTAAATTTAAAAGGTTCTACCGGACAAATTACTGGTTCTAAGGTATTATTAGATGGAGGAGAAATAGCTGGATTTGATATTAATACAATTGGGATATCATCTGAAAATAAAAATTTAATATTATCTGCATCTGGCCAGATAACATCATCTACTGTATTATTTGACGGAGGTACTATTGCTGGATTTGATATTGACACTATAGGAATATCATCAGCAAATAAACAATTAATATTGTCAGCGTCAGGACAAATAACAGGATCTAATTTTTTAATGGCCGGAGGTCGTATAACAGATAGTGTTACTATCGAAGGCGCAGTTTCAGCAAATAGCATATTAGTTCCTGCAGGACTAGATGCGACTGCAGCGTCTGCTTCTATATCTTCAGAAGGTTTAGCAATATTTAGATCAGCATCTATTGCTGGATTTGTTGTTAATGAAGATGAAATTAGATCTGCAAATTCTAGTTTAAGATTAAAATCAAATGGTCAAATTACAGGATCAGACGTATTATTTGATGGTGGAACTATAGGAGGATTTACTTTAAGTAGCAACACATTAGCAGCAACAAATTTTGAATTAAATCCTAGTGGAAAACGAATAACATTAGGCTCTGGCAATGATATTTTTATTGCAGACGGAGACGAAGGAATACAATTAGGTAATTCTACATTTAATAGTGCTCCATTTAGTGTTACAAAAGCTGGAGCACTAAAGGCTATTTCTGGAGAAGTTGGAGGCTTTACATTATCATCTAATACAATTTCAGGAACAAATATTATAATAGATTCAGCTGGAAGTATACAGACATCAGATTATGTATCTGATTTGAAAGGATGGAAAATATCTGCTGATGATAATGGATTTGCAGAATTTGAAAATGCAAAAATTAGAGGTACATTATCAACTGCAGTATTTGAAAAAGAAACTGTTAATGCTGTAGGAGGACAATTATATGTAGCAAATTCCACAACATTAACTTCATCTGTATCACATTCGAGTGCAAATTATTTACCTACCGATAGTACAATGTCTGTAGTTAATGCTAGCGGATTTTCTATAGGAGAAATATTATCTTTAAAGAAAGTTAGTAGCACTGGATTTGGTACTGAATATATATTTGTTCAATCATCATCTAGAAACGATTCAAGTAGTGATAGCGATCTTTCTGGAAATTTATTTGTATTAAGAGGATATTCTGGATCTTTAGGATCTGATTCATCATTTGCAAGTGCTTCATTAGGAGATTCTCCAGGAGCTGCACAATCTTATTCTGGATCTCAAGTATTAGTATCAACTGGTAAAGTTGGAACTGGGTTTATAAGATTAAATGCAAATCCTAATAATCAAGCAACGCCATATATTGATATTGTTGAAAGAACAGGATCAGCAATTTTTGATGTATCATTAAAAGCTAGGCTTGGTGACTTATCTGGATTAGCCGGATCTTCATTAGTATTTGGAAATACAGATCCTGGATTTGGTTTAGCAACTGACAATGTATATCTTCAAGGTGGTATAACAGCAACATTTGGTCAAATTGGAGGATTTGCTATAACATCAACTGCAATATCATCATCTAATAATAGTTTAATATTAAGAGGAGACTCAGGTCAAATAACAGGCTCTAAAATTTTACTAGATGGTGGCAAAATTGCAGGCTTTGATATTAATTCAGTAGGAATAAAAAGCTCGAATAGTAAATTAATATTATCAGCTTCTGGTAACATAACTGCATCTAATGCAAATATTACTGGTGACATAGTAGCAAATACAATAACTGCAAATACAGCTGGTACCATAGCCGGCTTTACTATTAATTCAGTTGGTATTAAATCTTCTAATAGCAACTTAATTCTTTCTGCATCAGGAAATATGACAGCTTCAAATGCACAGATAACTGGTAAAATTGTAGCAGAGTCTGGAACGATAGGCGGCTTTAATATTGGAGATGATTTAGATTCAGCGGCCGGCACATTAAAATTAAAAGGAGCATGTGGTCAGATAACTGCGTCAGCAGCACAGATAACTGGTAAAATTGTAGCTCAAGAAGGTACTATAGG